TTTCTTCAATCGAGTGCGCGCTTTGTTCGCGCGCTTTTTGTCGCGGAACGATAGATACGCTCCGTCTGGCGACCGGGCAAAGATATTGGTTTCGACATTTACATCTACCTCGAACCCGCCGTCTACCTGTCGGACGGTTGCGTCGAAACCCTCTGCCCGTAAATCATCCGCAAGTTTTTGCGCCCGCGCTTGTCTCTTTATAACCCGGTCGCTGGCAATAACAGGGAACCCCGGCTGCGGTTCGCCAGCGTTTAAATGTTTCGGTAGAACACGCGGTCCCGTATCTTCTTGACCAGCGCGCAACACTGCGTCCATGTCCAACGGATCGCGCGCATCAAGAACGCGGCCAACCGCTGAACTTGTTTCCACGCTGTCACGCAAAATGAAGTCAATTCCTCGTACAACTCTACCTCCTACCAGTTGGCCCATTGCGCCATTAAATGCAGCCTGCCGCGCTTCCGGTTCAGCATTGTCAATGCTTTGCATCACCGTTCGCGCGTTGATGCTTGGCGATATCTTGTCTTTGAAATAACCGCCAACACCGTGAATGCCGCCGCTCAGCACAGTACCGAACGCTAAGTTGGCGAACGTGTCGTAGAGGTCATAGTCAGCTTGCCGGTCGGCCGTTGTTGCTAACACCAGTGGCTCTATGAGCGCCGTTGCTGCTGCGCCTTCTGCGGCACCTGTCGCTGCCCTTACGCCAAACCGTCTGGCAGTTGTCGCCTGTCGCGCTAACAATCCAGCGTATCTAGCGGGTCCGACGATTGGTACGAAACCAGCGGCAAGGTTAATGGGGTCAAGCAGACTTGCCGCAAAACCGGCACCGATGTTCGCCGCGCCAGCAGCAAAACCATCTTTGCCCATCGATATGACAGTCTGACGCGCAAGCTCTTCCTGCTTCATCCGGATAATCATATCCAGACTTTCTTGCGTCTCCCCAAACTCCGGTTTGAGCACCTTGGTCAGATCGGCTGCATCGATCTGTTCTTGTTGCTCCTCTAATGACAGGATCGGGTAATTATCAGGGTCTTCCTCTAACCGCCGCCGTATCTTGTCTTCTTTGTTTATAATAAAGACGGCATCACCGAGGCCGCGCGCCTCATTCAATTCTGAAGATGTCAGCGCCGATACAAGTGGATTGGTCTCCCACGCATCGCGGAACGCAGCACCCGCAGTGGTGCTTATGTCGAACTGCGCGTCAAACGGTCGTATTTTATTCGACAGCGGTGAGGGAAACTGTTGAGGCATTATTGGTCGCCTCTGCCCATGCCGCGTCCTCCCAATTGTCGCGCTTCTACACGACGATCAAACAATTGCATCGCTTCATCTATAGATACGCGGACGGGGTTACCCTCGACATCAAACGCTTTGTTGTCGCCAACATGTAATTCTGCGGCGCTGCCGTCCGGGGTTAACCGCCACATAGAATTTTGTCGCACTAAGTCGAAAGTGATGCCTTGTGTGCGTTCAACAGTAACGCCTGCTTGATATGTTGGCTGATTGTTTGGATGAAAAACGAAGTCGGAGTTTTCTTCAAACCAATGCATCAACCCTGCGTTTAAACGCGCCGGATTATCGCCTTGTTTAAACTGGTCACGCGGTACGATGCCGCGCAACCGGCCCTCATCGACGACCGCATATTGCTTGGTGACGACAAGATCATATGCTGACTTAACCGCAGAACTGACAGAGGTTTCATCACCGAACAGCATCATGTCTACAGCAACCGACTTAACGGCATCTTGTATGCCGCCTGCCATAGCAAATCCAACACGGTCAGCCGCTTGTATAAACTTCTGCGTTGTGTTGGCTATTTGTTTATCAAAGTCAGATTTTTTGAGACCAAACCTTTTTATTGCTTCGTCAACACCACCTTCTCTGTCCGCTCTAATAATACGGGTACGGGTTTTGTCATCGTCTACCACCATTAACTTCGTAGCAGTCTTTGGCATCTTAAACTTTTGCATTTCGTTCAGAGCCATAGGCCAGTCGTCGCCCATTGTCTGACGCAACATCTTCATGCGTTCGCCTGCTTCTTCTGGCGTAACATTACCGCTCTTAAATAAATCAGCTTCCTCTTCGGCCATACTATTCGGTAGCAGTCGCCGGTCTTCTGGATTGATGCCCAGCCGGTCGTATTCAGCATCGCGAGCGAAAGCATAATTGCGATACATTACGCCCGCCGCTTCAGTGTCGCCTGACATAAACGCCTGACGAAAATCTTGATAAGTTTCTTTAACCGCGTCATTGCGGAGTGCTTCCCGACCAGCGTCCTCCTGGCGCGCTTTTAATACTTTCGCCGCTGCAACTCGTAACCGCTTGTCCTGCTCTAAATTCTGTAGTTGCAACTCCGGAGAAACGTTCGCGTCTATGTCACCCTTTGATGTGGATAGTATGTCCGCTATTTCTGCGCCTGATCGATTGTGCAAATCGTTTAGAATTTCCGCACCCGCAACAGCGTCCTGCGTTAATTTAATAATCCGTTCTGCTTCGTCTGGATTTTGGATATTCATGCGAATCATATCGGAGTCTAAGTCTTGGGCGACACTGTCGTAAGACCCACCAGCATTGATAACTTTCAAAGCGGTATCTGCCGCTTTGATAACTTTTCTTTCTTCCGCTTTTCTTTTTGTTTCTGCTGTGCGCGCTCGACGCTCTAATGTTTCATTGCCTTGCTTTTGAAGGCGCGCGCGCTGTTCACCTGTCAGGTTTGGTAAATACTTTGCACTTGCGATGTTTTGGACAAACGCATCTGGATCAGCTTGCATGTCGAATGACGCACGGGCGCTGTCTGCATCGTTCAAATATTTCTGATAGTAACGCTCGCCAACATCTGCTGCGATGACGCGGTTGGCGATGGCCTCGTCAATTGCTTGACGCGCCTCGTCAGCCCGTTGCTGATAGATCGTGTCGTTGTCAGTAGCTTGCGCCGATGAAGCCAGTCCCGCCATGCGCGACACAAGGTTTGCTTCCAGCTTCTGCCTACCGCGCGTGATGCCGTCTTTTTGCACGGCAATCTTCCCAGCGATAAAATTACGCTGCATACTTTTCTTGAAACGCGCACTAGCGTTCATCGATAGACCGGACCCAGCCTCGTCTAAAATAGCCGCAGCCCTATCGTCATATTCAGCCATTGCTGCCATTGGGTCCATCGTCTGCAATTCAGTTTGCAAATCGTTTAGTTTCAAAGATGCGTTTAAAGTTGCTTGACCAACTGCATCGTCCTCTGCGGCTTGCGTAATCTTGTCAGCAATAACGCCGATTTGCTTCCCGGCATCAATTAACGATTGCGCCCCAAAATCGCGGTAGGGGATACCAGAAGCGCGGGCGATGCCTGATGTACTAACAGCACCAGCACGCGATGTGTATGTTGGTATTTTTGCCATTTTTAAAATCCGCTTCCAGGCAAACCACTAAGCGTTATCTGTTGCGATTGAGACAGCCCAGATAGTGAACCCGGTGTAAACGGCGCGCTAACACTCGGAGTGCTGGGGGCAAGCGTAGGAAGCGTTGACGCCAATTGACCCACACCGCCGAGAACAGTTCCTACTGCAGCAGTTCTGCCAGCGGACCTTGCTGCTGATGATTGAGACAGCAAACCTTGTGCGTTGTTTTGATCTAGCGTTGACTGAATGCGTTGTGCATTTGACTGCACTTGCCCCTGATGCAATCGATTCAACCGATCCATTTCAAATTCAGCAGCCGTGTCGCCGAGAACTTCTAGTGTGCTACCTTCATCAATGACAACGCCTGACGCAGCAAAGCCTGTCGCTTGCTTTGCTAGGGCTATTCTTCTCTGACGATCAATTGTATCTGCGTCGGCTTCTGCTGCTTGCTGCGATAATATTGCATTGTTTTCAGCAACGCGCGCATTGAATTCTGCAATTTGAGACTGCTGACGCAGCGCTGCTGCTTGTGCCTCGCCTTGTCGCATTTGGCCCATCGCTGTGAGGCCAAACGATGCAACGCTCAATCCAGCGCCAACCGCTGCCCATTGTGTCGTTGAAAGGCCAAGCGCGGTCCCAGTGACAGGATCAGGTGGACACATCTTCTTATCCCGAATGCGTCACGATGCGCGTGACAATGGAGGTTAATTCAAATGGTAGAGGCTGCGTCTGACGCACTTGCACCTGACCTTCAGTCTCCCAACTGCCGTGGAACTGCACAGTCTTATCACCGCTGAATAAGGCGGGTGATATATCCATTGGCGTTGAACCTTCTCGGAATTGCACCGTGTCAAAACTAGTGCTAGTTCCTGGCGCATATTCAGCGCCAAGCGTGTCGAGGAAGCGGAAGGTCGTTTCAAACACTCGCTTTGGTCGACCCTGTGCGCTGCCGTCGTCGCCACCCTTTTCGGGGCGTAACGTCTTCAATGTTGACGTATATGGAAGCCCAACAGATGCGCGAGTTACGGTTGGCGATATCGAAGTTATTGCGCCGCTGCTGACAGCGCGGTCAGCATGAACAGAACCATCGCCAAGAATGGAAACTGTTTCGGCTTCTAAATGGTCGAGACCACTTAGTGTGCTGGTAGCAGTCCCGTCATACGTTAGGCTGCTGTCTACAAAAACAGAACCAACTTTTGTGCTGCCGCGGAACGTATCAAACTTGGGCGTCAGCACTTCAACATAACGACGCGTTACGCCGTTAACGGTTCTCTGCACAACCATCCACAGTTCATCTTCATTCGTGCCTGGGATGCTGATGACTGTTTCCACTTTGGCATCTTGCTTTAGGAATTGCGTTGAAGCACTCGACGCATCCGCCAGCGTAATGACTGCACCGATTTCTGATTGGGCTACGCTCGCCGCTAAACTGATAGTGTTGCTGTCTACGACGTAAACGAAATAAGTCTGTCCATCTGTCAGACCGCCGACAACTTCACCACCCGCAGCGTCATAAACAACAGCATCTCCGGTCGAATACCCGTGACTGCTGATTGTAATTTGATTGCTGTCAACCGAACTGGCTGAGTTGAAACTGCTTGATATGTTGCCGCCGATGACATGCTCATGCCACGCGACAACTTCTTGATCGCGCAGATACGTCAAGCCAGCTAAACGCCCATCGTCGCGCGCTGCCCAGATAACACTGTCAGGCTCTTGCTGGAACGTCATCTCGACAAGACCATCGCCCGACACGTTCTCGGACAGAATCGTCAAGTCAGGCGAGACAAAGCTGTCCGACGCAAAGTCGAACGCCAATTCACGCAACTTGCGCTGATGGTATTGGATAAACAGTACTCGGTTATCAATGCGGATCGGCCGGGTTGAGTGAACGCCTCTCGTACCCTGTCGCAGCACACGTAAGTTGGTAGGCGTAACAGCCTCTTCATTGCCAGAAGACGAAAATGTAAACTCGCCGCCTGCGGTGCCGATCGCCATCTTCTGACCGGGCGACAGCCAGCGGATAGAATTGACCTGATCGGTTGCAATCGTAACCGTGATCGCACCGTCGTCTAACGCTGACGGTGCAAAGTTTTCAAAGTCGCCGCTGCGACTGGCGAAGATTGTCTGCGGTTGGTCTGTCGTACCGGCAAAGAATAATCGTTGCTCAAAAAATGCCACGGCTGACGGGAAGCCGGTTGTGTCACTGAACGCTCCCAAGCTCCACCGGGTCTCTGCCGTATGTGCCGCAAAGTTCTTATTGACGGTCGCATCAACTTCAGTCGTTGAGTTAACGGCGGTTATCGTTGCATTGCCATGATGGATGCCGCCGTCGTCTATGAACTTCCAACTGACACTGCCATCAACAATCGAATCAAGTTCACCGCTTGGACCGCCGGAACTGGCAGACGTTCCAGCCTTAATGCACTCATAGACGTTGCCGCTATTGCGCCGAATGTCGCCGACGCTGTACGACGTTGATCCCGCCCATTCACTTGCCTGATGCCCGATCCGGATCAGTCGACCAACGTCCGTTGACAAAAACCCATCACCGCCGTTGATGCCCGTTACCGCAGAGGCAGTGATGGTAACGCTGCCGGTCGTGCCATCACTATCAAGTGTCGTTGTCGTTATGTTTTCATCAAGATATGGACCATCTAGCAGACCAACTTCAGTTAATGTCCAGTCTGTATGGCTTGTGCGCGACAGCTTGCGCGGCGCGTAAGACGGATGCACTAAGTACATAACATCTGCCGTTTGCGCGTACTGGATTGAGAACAGATCAGCAGTTGCGTAGGGCGATGCTATTTCAACAACGCGCGCTGCTGTGCCGCCGCTGGTGTATGTCGTGAACCCAGATGTGTCGACGTTGCTGCCATCTACATCTTGCAGTTCAAAAGTGTTCGTCCCTTTGTTGGCGACCTTAAAATATTTGTTATTAACTTCCGTCATACCACCGACGGACGAGATAAAGACAAGGTCGCCGTTGCTGAACCCGTGGCTTGTTGCTGTCACAACACCAGGGTTTGCTTTTGTCAGTCCGCTGATTGTTTTGTTTGCTTCAAGGATGACACCCTGATCCTTGAAGAACCGGAAGTATTGGTTGCCCGCTTCAACGCAATACGCCTGCACCGTGCTGAACTCGAAAGGCAGCAGCCGCGTCTTTGCGCTGCTGGTCTTCACTTCATTGATAAACTTTGTACCGGGCCGTCGCGTCACGCCGCCGTGGGGCTGCACAATCAGATTTGTGATTTCCGCAGCACCGTTCGCGTACTTGCTTAGATCAACACGGCCGAACAGGCGCGGTGATAGCTGCCCTGCCGTAAAGTTCGTTTGTATTGAAGTGACGCGCGACATTTAAATTCTGGATTCCAAGAAGTCTGTTTCGTCGGCAGGCTGCGCCTCTTGGGCGTCTACAACGCGCGCGTCCGCAATCTTGCGACGATAAAGTTCTTCCATATTTGACAGGATTTGCTGGCTTGCCGTGATTTCGTAGGCGATGTCGGCAGCAAGACGCAGAGCGTAAGTTTCAACGAACAACGCATCAAACAGCGTGGGGTCCGTTACTTCGCTGATGTAAATTATTTCGAGCGGCGCGGCTGCATCGCTGACGATGGTGCGGCCCTCGATAGCCCACTCTTCAGTCGTATTCGCCTCTATAATCCGCAGGCAATCGGACGGCCAGTCAAACGCGTTGGTGTATTCCCAAAGCGGAGCCGTCGTGTTTGCAGCGAGAGACGCACGCTT